CAGGGATTCTCTTTTGGTACTTAACTTTTTGTTTGTAGTATAGGGTGGTCGGTGGCGTCATCTGCTTCTTTTATTGCTTTTAAGTAGGCAAGCATTTCTAATTTGTAGAGCAATCGAGTAGAGGGGTCGGCCTCTTCGTATACGTCTAGAAGATCGCTGAGGCGTATATCAGGCGTGATCTTGCCTTTCAGTCTAGCGTACTTCTTTATCAGTTTGCGGTCTTTTTGTGGTATTTTAGACATTGTTTGTTATTGGTTTAGCTTTTAGGGGCGGTGTTATCGGCCTCTTGGATCTCTTCCCAGGGCAATATTATTAGTTCTAAGCCTCCTTTTGGTAGTAGGTGCGGTTTATCCTCGAAAGTGGTTGAAAGTTCCTCTGTGGCAATATTTAGGGCGGTGTAGAGTTCTTTAGGGGTCTTATTCACGATGATTAAACACCTCTCCATGTTTATACCTACTCGGCCTATTACGTCTTTGTCGTCTAATTGTCGGGCCACTTGTTGCAGTAAGAGTTGCGAGTATGTGAGTGTGGAGGGTTCCTTTCCTATTATTCGGCTGTCCCCTACCGGTATAGCTTCTTTGGGTTCTGCTACCGGTAGGAGTATGTATTGTTTAGCGTTAGGTATGTTGGTTAACATATCGCTAGTATACAGGATGTGTTTATTTCATTAAACAGCTTATGTTTTGGCCTTCGTAGTAACAGGCACACTCGTATAAGTATTTAGCATTTTGAGAAACTTTAGCAGATTCACATAACATTGTTTCTTGATTCTCAAAATGTATGTTTAGCGCTCTGTTTGTCAGGGCGTATAGTATTATTAAGGAGGCTACTATTGTAATTACTATTGTGATGTTTTTCATTTTATTTAGTTTAAATTTAGTAAATCTTTTTTAGCTTCCCAGTCAATACCTACAGAACTATAAAAACCTACATTAAAATAATCAGTCATACTATCAGAATCATCATAATTATACTGATTTACAATAGCCTCTAAGTCCTTTAGTACCTTGTTAAATTCCTCAGTATAGCCTTGGTTTTCCCACCTTATACTTCTTATACCTTCCCAATCTTTTGCTATTTCTAATTTTGCGTAATCATCCTGAAAAACTTTAATCTTAGTATCAACAACCCAGACATCTATCGAGGAACCTCCTGCAAATAATTTTGTTCTTACTGATATTTTCCAGCCGTCTTTTTTGCTGTACTTTTCGTTTATTTCCTGCCTGATTAATTTAGCCGTTTCTGATGTTGTTAAATTTCTAGTCGTTTGGTATTTTGATCCCTCGAATTGATAAATCATACTTATAGGTAATTTAATATTGTGAACGTGGGCAGGCTTTTAATAAATAGTTTAATAAAGTCATACCTGCCCATTAGATAGTTAAAAGGATAAGACACTGCTAAAGCGTTACTATTTATTTATAGCGTTAAAGTTGGGTGCTATATAGTTGACAGGATCAGAAGTGCTTTTGTTATCCTCTTAAGTTGTTAATGTTCTTTAACTGTTAATACTATATCAACTTTCGCATTGACTGTCAAGTACTAGTATTGACTAGTATTTATATACTATTTTAAATTTGCTTAGTTTTTAGGTATACTAAGGCTATGGCTAGTAATCTCTCTACTTATGCAACTACTACGAGAAGAAAATTAAAAGAGGGTCGTAAGAAAAATCCTAAAGATATTAAAACGGTCAGTATAAAAGAATTACCGAGTAAACCTAATATAATTATGGGCAGACCTTCAAAATACAATGAATCAATACCACAACAAATGATAGAATTTTTTATTGTTCCTCCTTATAGGGAGATAGAGACCGTAGTAACTAATACTAAAACCGGTGAATCTTGGACTAAATACGAGGAGCGGGCCAATGATCTCCCCCTGTTTGAATCCTTTGCTCTATACTTGGGTGTTAATTCTGCGACACTTTGGGAGTGGGCTAACGATAGAAACGAAGACGGAACAGTTAAAAAGCCAATATTTTCCGAAGCCTATAAAATGTGTAAGGATTTACAAAAGGCTTTTCTGCTTCAGAACGGCCTTAAAGGGCTATTCCAGACTGCCGCTTTTATTTTTACGGCGAAGAATTTAACAGATATGAGAGACCGACAGGAGATAGACCACACAACAGACGGAGAAAAGATAAAAAGTATTAACTATCTACAACCTGATGGCGATAGTCACCAGCTTGGTGGTAATAAACCACAACTAAAAAATGGCATCAATAACATTACGCCCGACACTAAAGCAACATCTTAGTTATCAGCTCCTTGACGATGAGACTACTAGGTTCCTCTTATTCGGAGGCGGGGCAGGTGGTGGTAAGTCGTGGCTTGGTTGTGAGTGGTTACTACGCAACTGCTACTTATACCCCGGATCTAAATGGTTTATAGGCAGAAAAGAGCTAAAGCGATTAATGGCCTCTACATATGTTACTTGGATGAAAGTCTGCAAACACCACAAAATACCCCCTACAGACTGGAAGCTTAACGGCCAATACAATTATATAGAGTTTATAGGAGGCATCGCCAAAGGCAGTCGTATAGACTTACTAGATGTAAAGGAGATACCAAGCGATCCAATGTTTGAGCGGTTCGGGTCCCTAGAATACACTGGTGGGTGGATAGAGGAGGCGGGGGAGTCAGCCTTTTTAGCTTTTGACGTACTTAAAACTAGAATAGGCAGACACTTAAATAAAGAGTACAACCTACCCCCTAAAATGTTGCTAACCTGCAATCCTACGCAAAACTGGTTATTTAGAATCTTTTACAAGCCCCATAGGGACAGGACACTAAGTAGTGAATACGCTTTTGTTAAGTCTTTAGTAGGTGACAACCCATATCAACCGGAAACTTATGTACAGCAACTAGCGAGTATTAGCGACCCTATTATGCGGGCAAGGTTAAAAGAGGGGGCCTGGGAGTATGATTTGGATGCTTTAGCTCTAGTGAATTATGAGGCTATACTGGATTTATTCATTAACCCAGTAGAAGAAAGCTTAACCAACTATCTTATTGGAGATATCGCTAGATACGGTAGCGATAAAGTAGTTCTAGGCGCTTGGAAAGGCTTAAACCTGTACAAGTTGAAGGAGACAGGACAACAATCGTTAGTATCTACAGAGAACGAAATACAAGGCCTTCTTATTAGCGAACGCATACCTTATAAAAGGGCCTTATTTGATGAAGACGGCGTAGGCGGTGGAGTAGTAGATCACTTAGACGGCGTACAGGGGTTTATGGGCAACAGGTCAGCAATACTTAGACCTGATGACGAAGTAGAAGAGTTATACCTCAATGTACCCAAAGCGTACCTAAAGAAGCAGAACTATGCTAACCTTCGTAAACAATGCCACTTTATGTTAGCTAGCAAGATAAATACCCACGAGATGGCCATAACTGCAACCTTAACGGATGTACAGAAGGAGATGATAATAGAGGAGCTTAGGCAAATAAGAAGGGTAGATACCGGAGCAGACGAACCGCTTAGGATAGTACCAAAGGACGAAGTAAAGGAGGCTATAGGAAGATCTCCGGACTACTCAGATATGCTAATGATGAGGATGTATTTTGAAGTGGCGAAGATAGCCCCCAATAAGAACGTATACCACCCCCCAAATATAGAAAAGATAAGGCAGGGTGGTGCTATATCTGAGTTCGGCGGTGTAGGCTTTGACTTGTAAGTAAAAAGGAACTAAAATTTTTGTATATGTCAGAAACAGAAAATATGTTAACCACCGATCCCAATATGGAAGTAATACAAATGGAGAAGGAGTCAGCATATACTTTTAGAAAAAGAAGACACCCAGCTTGGACGGACAACTATACCCTATACAGAGGTATTGTTATACCTAACAGGCTCACACAACGCCAGAGCGTACACGTCCCCCTTATGAAGTATGCCGTAGGTTCCATAATGAAGGAAGTAGACACACCCCCAGAGATGTACTTTAAGAATTTAGATAATAACGAACAAAAGGAAGTCTACTATAACGCTTATTGGCACGAGATGGCCTTGCGCAACAAGTTAAAGATTAAGGATACAGTAGACAAGAAACAAGCCCTTTTATATGGACGAACTTTCAAGAAGCTTAATATAGAAGACGGTGAATTTACTTTTGAGGTTATAGACCCCCAGGATATGTTAGTACATCGCTTTGTAGACCCCTCTAACTTAGACACTGCCAAAGTAGTAATACAGACTAATATATACAGAACTTTATCCAGTTTATTAGAAAATGACGACTACAGCTCGGAAGGTAAAAAGAAGCTCAAGACTTATTTTGAGTCTTCTATAGGAATATTAGAGCAAGATGACACCTTAAACAAAATAGAAGAAAAGAACCAAAGGCTATTAGACTTAGGCGTAGAGGATGCCTTAGATCCACAGTTAGGAGAGACTTATATTGAATTAAACGAGGTCTACTCTTTAGAATTTAGTGCAGACGAAGACGAAGATATATATTTTGTATACACAGTAGCAACAGCCGGAGGAGCAATAGTAGAGCTACAAAAACAGAAACTTTATGAGGTAATAGGGCCAACAGAGGACAACTTCTGGTACAATCACTTGCCTTACAACTCTTGGGGAACAGATCCAGAGAGAACGGACTTTTGGAACGATGGCCCAGCAGACGTAATAAGAGGAACTAACCAGATATTAAATAGCTGGGTATCCCAATTATTGGAGAATAGAACTTTGAGGAATTACAATATGCACTACTACGACAGTACTAACGAGCAGTTTGTACCCCAGACTTTTACTCCTGAACCCTGGGGATGGTATCCAATGCCTGGTAAACCTTCGGATGTGATGACCACCGTACAGGTAGCAGACTTATCGGAATCGCTGGACGAGATAGAGTTCTTTATCGGTATGGCGGAGAAGGCAGTAGCCACTACTTCAGCACAGTCGGGGTCTGTAGAAAACAAAGCAGTAACGCTTGGAGAGGTACAAATATCTTTAGCAAACGCACAGGAAAGGATAAAAAGTATAGCTTTATATTATACGGAAGCTTGGAGAGATTTTGGAATTAAATATATAAAGATGTTAGAAGCTAATAGTGGCGATCTAAAGCCTGTTACTGTTACTAGAGAAGGTAGACTGGGTAAGAAGATGTACACAAAAGAGATCACTCCTAAGATGTGGTTATCTAAAGCGGGCTACCACGTAGAAGTCTTATTGGCAGATGAAAAACAAGAGTCGGACTTGAACAACTTACAGAAGTTGAAAATAGCTTTAGACTCTATGCCTACTAATGTCCCATTAAAGAAGGAGTATGATACAAGTTTATTGAAATTCGCAGGGTTAGGTATGGAGAAAATCTCTCAGATTATGCAGTTTCAGGATCAGAATCCCATGATGTTGGGAGCAGGAGATCCCAATGTAGGAGGGGAACAAGCCCCCGCAGAGTCAGCATTGCCAGAAGTACCAATTTCAGTAGGTAATCAACCTCAATAATATGGAAAGCAACGCACTAGATAGATTATTAAAAGCTCAGGGGCTAAATTATGAAGATTTAAACCCAGAGGAGAAGTTGACTTATAATAAGAGTAGTTTTAATTTGCAGAAATTGACTGTATCTGATGTAAAAAACTATGTATCAGATATGAAGAACTCCATAGCTTTACAGCTAACGGACACCCCAGAGGAATCGGTAGCAGTAAGGCACATTCTGTCTGCCAGACTTAAAAATTACATTTTATTAGAGGCATTTTTAGTAAGGCCAGAAAAGGCAGAGGAAGCCCTAAATAGACAGTTAGAAATGAGCAAGGGAGCTTGACACTTTCTATTATTAGTAACTATAATAAAGTAATTATGATGAACAAAACCGCTCAAATAGAGTTCGACAGAATCACAGCAATAGAACCCAGTGAACTTTCCAAATACGAAATAGCTTTTTTAAAAGCTAGAAACTTCTATTTAAGACCAGAACAGAGACAGGTATTTAAAGGAGTTTTAGAAGGAATCAGAGAAGCAACTCCAGAAGAGAAGTTAGCCTTTGATAGAGCCAATAATACTGCTATGGCTAAAAGAGCCAAAGAAGAAGCAGAGCAGGCTAAAGAAGTACAGAATAGAAAATAACCACTAACCCTCACTAGAGGACTGTTGAAAGTTAAATATGGATAATAGAAAGAAAGATACAAATATAGAAGATAAAAACCTCCAAGATATACTTAATGATGATTCGATAATCCCCGAAGATGTAGACCCAGCAGATAGGAAGGATTTGGATGTAGAAGAAGAAACCCCAGAATTAAACGATATTGAAGAAAAAGAGGAAGAGGAAGTAGAGATAGAGGAAGAAGAACCCAAGAAAAAGCTCAAAAAAGAAGAAAAAGAAGAAACAGACTACAAAAGAAAGTACTCGGATTCCAGCAGAGAGGCCTCTGCACTATATTTTAAAAACAAGACAATGACGGACACTATAGAGTCCGCTTCTGCTTTACCAGATCCAACGGAGGCTGAATTGGTGGTTTATGCAAGGGAACAGGGGGCAGTTTTTGAAGATTTAGACGACTTTTCGCAGAACATTTTAAAGAAAACCCTTATAAATGAGCGTAAGTTTGGGATGATTCACGAGGCTACTATCGCTAATAAAGAGGTAGATAACTGGTCTAGGAAGGTAGATGAGTTCACCAACTCCGCAGAAATACTAGCAAAATACCCAAGTATTGGAGAAAATGACGTAGATTTTAAGAAATATGCTATGAAAGAGGCTAGAAGAGGTACAGATTTAAATGATTTAGTTGCTTCTTTCCTTTTTAACATGCAAGGGGATAATGCAACACCAAAAAAACCTGCTAAAAAGGGATCTTTACTACTTAGTAGAGGTGGGGGAGAGGGTACTCCAAAACCATCAAAACTTACAGCAGAGGATGTCCGCATTATTAGAAACAAAGACCCAAAAAGATATAAACAGCTTATCAAAGACGGTAAAGTTGGTATGGATGTTTTAGATCTTGAATAACGCTTGACAATCCCCAACTAAAGACCCTAATATATAATCATATAAAGCTAACCCTGACATAATCGGGACTGCGACTTAAATATTAATTTAATTTGCGAAAGGAAACGATTATGTCTACATATCCAACAAAGCTTGTTGAAGCATTTGCAAGCCAAGCTTTAAAAAGATTTTACATGCGCTCCGTAGCTGAGGCTATTACAAACTCAGAATATGAGGGAGAAGTAAGAAATAAAAGTTCAATACTAAATGTACTTACATTTGGTGCAATTTCATCTCACAATTACACAGGTGCTGATATGAGTGTTGATTCTCTAACAGAGAGCAACTCACAATTAGTTACCGACCAGGCCAAGTATTTCTATTTCAAGATCAAAGATTACGATACTTTCAGATCTTATATTAAGAGTCCTGATGGTACTATTCTCGATCAAGTAGCTAATGAGTTAAAGAAAGTAATAGATACATACGTACTTACCTTCTACTCCGATGTTGCTTCTGGAAATAGAGACGGTACTTCCTACACGACTGGTACAGTTACTGTAACTACAGGAACAGGTGCTGTTGTAGGTTCTGGAACTACTTTTACCTCCGGTATGGTAGGAAAAGGATTCAAAGCTTTAGGACATACCAACTGGTATAGAGTAAAGACTTTCACTGATACTACCCACATTGTTATAGAGGATGATAGTGACGATGAAACATCAGCGTACACTGGTGGAGCTATTGCAGGTGGAGCTACTTATGAAGTACAAGCTAATACTGCTTTAACAGTTACTAAAGATACTGTATTTGCAAGATTCAATGCTTTAGGAATGGTACTTACCAATGCTGAAATCCCTATGGAAGACAGATGGGCAGTAATTCCTGCTAGAATTGCAAACTTAGTAAGACAGTCCCCTGAGTATATCTCAGCAGGTACTGAGTCCGGTAGAGAGAGTGTAATGAATGGAATCTTATCTAAAAGATTTGCAGGATTTGATGTTTATGAGGTATCCGATGATAGAATAGCCGGTGACAACACTAATGGTTATCACGTTTTAGGAGGTCATAAATCAGCAATCACATTCGCTATGGGATTAACTGAGAATGGAATTGAAGACTTAATTGGAAACTTTGGTAAAGCATACAAGTCCTTACATGTATACGGAGCTAAAGTTGCTGATGTAAGAAGGAAAGCCTTAGTAGAAGGATTCTGGAAAGTCTAAAGAGAGCGACTGGAGAGTCCCTACCCTTCGGGGTAGGGACATTTTTAATTTAAATTTATTATTATGGGAGCCTTTAAACTAAAAGAAGATTTACCTCAAGCTACACAAGTAGAAATAGACAGAGTACAAGCTAAAAGTGCTGGACTAAGAGATCAGTCAGAAA